GCCGCTGCCTCCGCTGCTAATCTAGCCCGCCGCTTGGGTCTGCCTGCCATGAGAGTTACAGCCTACCAAAATTTTTCATCGGGGGTAAAGGGACGTTTTGCCTTTTTGCCCCCACCCCACGGGGGGGGGGGAAGTACATATATGCCCCCGCCAGCCCGCCCCCGCCGCTTTTCGAAGGGGGGGTGGGGCCGGGGGTACCAGTTTCGGGGCGCCCGGCCTGGAACCGCATAAGGTCCATTATGTAAAAATCCACCCTAACCCTTTGATTTCGTTCGCTTCTTGGGTTTTGGCAATTCGGCATCATTTCCTATTTTCTGGATGGCGTCGCCCGTCTCTGGATCGACATCAACTATCTGATTTCGCTGCTTTTCTTCTTTGATCCGCTGATTAATGCGCTGGGATGCCAGCTTCAGGGCTTCCACATAGCTTTCTCCTAGTTCCACCTGATGCTGAACCTTGTCGCCGTAAACCCTGGGCGCAATCTTTCCGACGTACCAGCGTCTTGCGTCGAATTTTAACCTGGCGCGCTGCGGATCATCCGTATTATTTTCGGTTGCCTCCTTGACGGCTGTCTCCGCGACGACGTGAGCCATCTGCATGCGCGCCCGCGCGTATTGTGCCTGCCACTCCGGGTCTTGCAGCCATCCATTGATCACGCACCATGAAGGCATGCCCTCCATCTTAATGATATCAATCATTAAAACGCCCCGAGAGATCATCTCCAAGATGCGCGGCATGTGATCTTCCGGCAACCAGATCGGCGTCAACCTACCCACGTCATAGCCCTCTCGCCATTCAAACGCGCTCATAGTGCGCCCCTAACCGTTCTAACGCCTGCACCACCTGGCCAGCCGCCTTTGTCATCTCAAGCCCCTTACACTCAGCCCAGCCCGTCACCGTACCATGGCTAAGAACCGTCCAAGCCAGCGCAGGCATAGCAGTCGTCCCAACCGCCCTAGAAGCCCTTAGATACGCCTCACGCGCCCCAAGCCTCCCAGCTTGCCCCGCATAGTAATCGTCCCTAAACCGCTTTGCAGCGGCATACAGCGCCTCGCTAATCATGCCCCTCGCCAGCATTACATCTGGCGCCCAATACCTATCGCTCACAAGCGTACAGCCTTCCTGAATATCCGGCCCGAAGTCTATGCGTTCTGCCTCGAATGCCCGGCTCATGCTCAACATTAGATCGGGATTTCATCTTCGATCAATTGCCCCCGTCTTACCACCTTTGCCTTCGGAAACGCAGCCTTGATTTCCGCGATAGGCGAAGCCCCTTTCAAGACCCTGCCCACCTCCTCCACCGTCCAAGCCTCCGCGTTCCACCCTTCCGCCTTAGCCCGCGCCAGGACCGCCTGTGCGTGTGTGTCATCCTGACAGATGCAGATGGTGCCCCGTTCCGCCTCATCCGCCTGTACGGTCATCAGCGGCCCCGGAAGCGGCTCATACCCGCCAGCCCGAGCCTCTGCTTCGAGTGCCCGCCAGGCCCTCATCATCATGGCGTCCAGTTCCGCCATATCCTCTCCCGCCATTGTCGCCTGCCGGTGCATATCCTCTGCCGCCTGGAACCGCTCCCTAGTCGCGGGCGACACCAGACGCGGGAGCCGATTGAACCCCCAATCTCTTTCCAGCCCCGCCACCAGCGTATCCAGTGCCCCCGCCATCCGAGATCGCCATACCCATTCGCCATTCGCCTCTGTCAGCGGGGCTAATATCTCTTCATTCGCCATTACTTCTTCCCCTACTAGTTGTGGTGCTACAAGCGCCAAGTCCCTAGGTCAGCAGTGGATTATCTTATTCTGCGCGTGCAGTTGCTGTGCTTAAGCAACTGCGCGTGCAGATAATCCCCTGCCTAGGGACTTTTTGTTGCTGCACACAAAAAATGTGTCCAACTTGTGCAGCAAAATGGTGTTTTCCAACACCAAGTTGCACACCCTCAAAAATCCTCAATAATGGGTTTTGGTGCAGCTAATTTCATCTGCGCCAGCCGCTCATGACACACGTTATAGTTGTCCCTTGGGTGCCTGCTTGATGGTGAAGGGCCTAGTTCTTTGACTATGGTTCCTTCATCTTCCCAGGTCTTCAGGATGTTCTTGGCCTGCTCTTTGGTGGCTTTGCCGGTGTTTGTGAGTACTTCCCACGCCACCCCTTTCTTGGCTTTCGGGTCTGCTGCGAAGGCGAACCGCTTGCCTTCCTCCATGAAGCCCCGCTGAAGGGTTTCCAGGATACCCACGCAGTCTGCCATACTGAGTGCCCCAAAAACGCCTGGCGGCGTCCAGGGAAGGGCGGCGGCTATGATCTCGCCGTTCTCGATCTCGATGGCGGTCAGCTTGTACCACTCGGCTTCCTGGGCGGGCGCGTAGTTAGATTTGGCGCTATCTATCCGTAGGTAGGACCGGCGTTCTTCTGCCTGGATACCAAAGGTGCCTGCCTCCTCGGCTGTCATGGTGGTTAGTGTCAGCATGACCCGGACTGCCCCGCTAATTGAGGAAGCCCCGCGAACCCGGTCCATGTCGCCTGGCGTACTGGTACCTTTGCGGTCATGGTGCAGGATCAGTACCGCCATATCCAGCCGCTGCGCCAGTGACCGGAAGGCCGCGACCACCTGGCGCATGGCGGTATTGTCGTTTTCCTCGCTGTCGTGGAGTTCGGCTAGTGGGTCACAGACCAGTAGGTTTGCTTGGTTCTCCATGCAGTGGCGCTCTAGTTCTTCCATGGCTTGCGTGGTGGTTAGTTGCCCTGTGTGAGGGTCGCGGGCGAACAGTGTCCCTACATTGTATGGACCGCACCTGATGATGCGCTGCATGGCGCCCCCGTCAGCGGCCTGGGCTTTGATGGCGGCGGCGTAGCGGCGACGCTGTTCGTCTTTGTCGTCCTCGACGTTGTAGTTAATGATAGTGAGTGGTGTTTCTGGCCTGAAGGCGCCGAAGGGTTTGCCTTGCGCCCCGGCTAGTGTCCAGCCAACCACCATAGACGATTTGCCCCCGGCGCCTTGTCCACTGAGAACCGTGACTGCGCCGCGCAGTAGGTAGCCTTGCACCAGCCATGGACGCTTGGGTATCTCGCCCCCGGCAAAGGCGCCCTGGTCATGCCAGAGGGCTTTCTGGCCCTCTGTGGTGGCGCTGGGCGCCTGTGTGGCGGGCGCCTGGGGCTTCGGTGCTTCCAGTTTGATGATACCTCTCTGCGCCCGGTCCAGTGTATATCTCACCTTCATCCTGAACTCGGCTTCCCCGCGACCTGGCCGCGAGAAATCCACTTTGCTGGCGTACTGTGGCCAGCCTTCTGCCACTACTTCTTCTTCGGTGGGGATGCGTCCTAATTGTCGGTATAAGTCTGAGACTACCGCCAGAATGGTGTTCCGCATATACTGCTCGCGGCCATCGGTGATCTGACCGGGCAATCCAAGCGGCCCTGATGCATGGGTTACAGGGCTTACAGAACCCGTGCCATGGATCACATCCTGGCAGATGAGTTCCACCATAGATTCGGTCAGGCTCGGTAGCCCCAGATCATCCACATGGGCATCAACGTCCCAGGAGTATTGGCGCCCCGACGCATGGACAGAAGGCGGCGCGACAATAAAGCCACCATCGCCCCGGATGTCCATGCCGGGCAGGATGCCCTTGCGCGTGGGAACTTTCTTCCCAGGATGGGAGAAGAAGCGGTGACACCCGCCGCCCCCGGTCAGTGCCACCGGGCCAGCCCCGAGTCGGGGTAGGATGTCCTGTTCGGTTGCGGCGCCAATGTCGCCATCGAAATCGGCCACAGTGAGGTTACTGATGGCGCCGGTAACGATCCCGACCCCCATGGTGGGATCGGCGAACCAATCTTGAATCTCGGCTTCGGTGGCGCGTCGGTTTTGGAATTGGTGCCAAGGAATGGCGGGTATCTTCTCGCCCCGCCGCACCGGCACAACGGACCACCCGCGCCGTAGGTAATATAGCGCCCATTCTTTGGCGGGCGCTGATAGGCTAGGTGCGGTCAGGCTCATGGCTGCTTCCCCGGATATTCCGTGTGTGGCGGGTACTCTGGGTCTTTGAGTGGGATGCACATTGTTTCCTCGTTCTCTTGCGAAAAAGCGGCGGTGTAACCCGCCGCCCTATTTGTTATTCTTCCGCCTCTGGCTTTGCCTTGGCTTCTTTAGCCTGACTGCACCAATCATGCGGCTTCATCATAACCCAGCGATAGCCTGAGTGTGATGGCGTCAGGCGGCATTCACCGGCCCTACTGTCAGCGGGCACATACCACTGACAGTTGGCGCAAGTGATGTCGCGGGGGTGCTTAACCCTCATCAGAACGGTAGGGGTTTAGCAGCTTGCGGCGTTGGCGGAGGTAGCGGAGCCGCGCTCTGGGTGACAGGCGCCGCCACACTTGGCGCGATAGTCGGACCATTTGCACCCAATTCCGCTGGGCGCGGAACCCATTTAATGATCGCGAAATTTGGGATGTAGTTCGATCCATGCTTACCCTTCACCTCCGTAGCGCCCTGGAACTGAACCACCGGCAGCAGCCCTTGGGCCTTTTCGGGGGCAGCTTCGTATTGGCTATGCAGGGTGTCAATCGCGCCCAGAACAGCGGCAGCATTGGAAGAGAACTCCCGCACCGTCCGGTTGCCATCCAGCACTCGTAAGGCGAAGCCCTGTTTGGGCTTGGCGGCGTTTCCGCGTTCATCTACCCCGTAATCGCCAACCGGGCACGAGGGCAGAGGCTGGC